CATGGTTTTACGAACCTACTTGACAATATTCGGGTTATACCGAGTCATCCCTTTTAAGGGAGTTGCCAAGCTAGGGACAATTACCGCTCTGTCTTCTTACAAGCAGAGTGACTACTTTGGGCATAAAGCCTTTGTAGCGATTTTCTGGACAAAAGTCTGGTCTGTCGTATCGGGTAAACCGAATCGAAGCTCGATTTTATCGCCTTTGGTGGCAAAATCGGGCCTAGGATACAAGGATGAAAGGAGTGAAAAGCCTACACTGAGACCTGATCGGCTACTGCCGATCACCTCAGCTGGCCCACTGTCAAGCTCGTGTGGATATGAGGCTTTTAGCCCCACACCACTTTGGCTGAAGATAACGGAAAAGATGAACACCCGTCACCGACTTTGTCAGGACGGCGTGGGATTCCTACCGGGACTCTGGCGGGGTCTTAGACCTAGCGAGTTTCCAATCAAGGCAGGGTTTGATAAGGCTTGGAAGGGAGTAAGCCCTTCTTCAATAGGTACCCTATTCTTCACCACTTCGGTGTGGATGAATAGCGGCCTACTACCATTCCTTATTGAATGGGTTAAGTTGTTCGATGTGAGGGTCGTAAAAGACCTTTTCAAGGCAGCTTATACGGTGGACTTTTGCCATCTAGAAGGTTGGGGCCAGAAGGGAAACCTTCATGGACTTGGTAAGCTAGCATTCCTAGAGGAAGCTGCGGGTAAAGTACGGGTCGTAGCGTTGGTCGATGTGGTAACACAGTCGATCCTGAAGCCACTTCATGATTGGATATTTTCAATCTTGTCGAAAATTCCACAGGACGGGACGTTTGACCAGAATGGTCCAGTTTCTTTAATACAGAAACTGGGCGCAAAAGACGTATTTTCATACGATCTTAGCGCAGCCACTGACAGACTACCCCTAGCACTACAAAGTGCACTACTGGGATGGCTTTTGGGTGAAAAGGTGGCAACCCTTTGGGAGACCCTCTTGGTTGGTAGAATTTATTCTATCAAGCCAAGAACAGCGGAAAAATACGGTCTTAGTAAAACCGATTTTAAGTACGCTGCCGGTCAACCGATGGGGGCTTACTCGTCTTGGGCCATGCTGGCCCTGACGCACCACTTCTGCGTTCAGCTTGCTGCTTCACGCGCTCATGGATTATGGTGTCCATGGTTTGATTCGTACGCTGTATTGGGGGACGACATCGTCATTGCTGACGGGGCCGTAGCCAAACAATATCTAGCGCTTATGAAAGCTCTCGGCG